ATTAACTCCTTCTACCTGAAATACTAATGGGATAGCATCAGCAGTAGTCTTGAAATAAACCGCCGCTGAAGACATAATCCATCTTGCCCAGTTTTGGTTTATCATAAGATCACTTCCGTCACAGTGTCAGTTAATGTCAAATCGTGCAATATCTCTTGTGGAGTCAATGGTGGGTGGGCCTCTTCCACAGCCTTTCCTACTATTAACCAACCAGAATTAAGCTCCAACTTCTCTATACTCTTTAGTGAAAATCGTTGGTTATCATATACTAACCAGTCATCTAGTTTTAATTCAAAGTCGGACTCAACGTCTCTAGCATCCAGGACAAACAATCTTGTACCAGAATCATATGTACCACCATAAACAAATGCTTTGTTTGCAGAGATAATTGACAGAGATTGTATTTGTTCCCGCTGAACCTTGATAGGTAAAACTATAGCTCGTGGCACTCTGGTGACTTGTTGTGTTGAAGTCTTTATACCAGTCGCGTAATCAGTCTCTGCATCCAAGAGCGTGTAAACATACACAGTTCCTCCAAAGCTGCGCTTCAGAGTGTACAGCGTCAGTCTCAGACTTCTCATTAGTCGGCGGTTGATAACATCAGACATTATTTTAACCCTTCGGGCTTATTGCAGGCTATTACTTCATTTTCATTTAATTTTGGGCAGACATTCATAAGTCTAGTGACAATGATGCTCAACCATCTGATGCACTCTGTGCTTTGTGTCAAGGTTTTAGTAGTCTGTGATACCAAACCTTCCAATACTGTTTGTTGATATTCTTCTAGTCTTTTAAGACGATCATATTGCAGCACTTCTCGCTTGTAATCTCTCCAGACGAAGAATACAATAATTGCTGCCATGGGTCCCACTTGTTCCAGAACCTTTAGCCACGGAAAAACATCCATGCCACGCCTCCTCTCAAAAAACCCCCTTGTCCCGCCCACAAGGGGCGGGACACAGGGAGATAAAAACTCAATTTTAGGTATAAAGAACAGCACCAAGATTGGTGTCTAGTACCTGTGTACCACAGAGCAAGTCAAGAGTTACCTTGGTACCCTGTGAGGCGATGTCGTACTGCATTGCAACACGCATTGAGACGCCATTATAATTCAGTACACCAGCGGAGACGCCAGCACCACGAGGCAAGGCCAAGGGCCGTGACACTAGGGCGATTGCATCCCGATGGAACAATAGGTTGATACCACCAACTGGACCTGGGAATGCGGCTCCGTTGTTGAGCACGGCGGTTTCAATAGCACGGTCTAGATAAACAATAGTTTGGCTTGTGTTGCTTGAATTCTCGTAAGCCTCGGTGATTGTGTACGTATGCCGTAGAGCAGCATTAGCACCGAAGGCCAACAGTTGACCAACTTGAGGTGGTTTGGCGGCTGTGTAACCGTCAAGTACAACCTGCTTAGTATGACCAGCAGCTAGGGCACCATCAATAGCACAAGCCTTCCAGCAAGTGATAGCGGCTGCATTTGTGACAGCATACTTTAGTGCGCTATCAAGAGTAACAGCAGTGGTGTTTGTTGAAGCAGTTGAGGCAGTTGCGTAAGTCAACTGACCATCTTCCTCTGGAAGAACAAATTCACCAGCGACGACTTCGTGAGCCAAAATACTAACAGTCATGGAAGCTGTATTACCAGCAGCATAACCAGCAGCGTAGTTGATTGTACCAGCGACGTTGTCGGTGGTGGCAGTTGTGGCAAGACCAGTGGCATTCTGATCCATAAAGGTATCAAAACCAAGGACACGACCTAGTCGTGCATCCTCTAGGGCCTGACCACCATCACCACGCTCGTTAGCCTTCATGAAGATGTCGGTTTGAAGCATGAGGGTTTCAGCCGCTGGACCCAAGATCAAACGACGATCTTGCATGTAAGCGTTGTTACGATTTAGCTTCTCACGACCTTCAAGGACAAAATCCTTTACGGTGGTGGAAGTAACTTCACCTAGTATACCAGCCGCATTGCTCTGGAAGCGTTGAGCCTGCCCGCATAGCATCCGGTCGATACTACGGGCAATACCCTGTGCAGCAGGTTTTAGGTGCTGGTCTACAAGATCCTTGAAGGACTTGCTGGCCTCGCCATCCTTGATGGTGAAGTTGATGTAGTTGTGCATGTTTAGCGAAACTTGGACGTTGGTGGCTGATGCATCTTGTGCAGTGACACTGTCGGTGTCAGTCTTTCGATAAGCCTTGAATGTACCAACCCGACGAGTATTGACTACGTCGCCATACTCAGCTACTTCGGGACTAAAATCACGGTGGACCAAATTGGCCATCGCCTTTGTTACAGTGCCACCGGGTCACTGGGTAGATCATTTCTGTCTACCTCTGCATGTCTCCATGCAGGCCGGACTCTATCATAATCCAAGTTGGGTCGAAGGTAGCTTCGATCCACAATTTGCAGGCTAACAAACGCATCTTGCGTTGTTCTGATTCATTTCCAAGAACTTGGTTACATTTATTGCAAACGACACCATAAACGGTATCGCCTACATGATGTACACATTTCTTACCAATCAGTTCACATCCACAACAAGCACAGTTTGAAGATTTGTTCCTTGCTTCTATTGCTTGTTTTGAATATGAAAGTCTGTCGTTGCTCCTGCCACAGTCCCAACATACGTTTCTTGTACTGTTGGTTTCTATGCGTGTACAAAAAGATTCTTTTGTTAGGAATCTTTTGCATTGGGAACACTTTTTGGATTCACAGCGTATAGTCTCTGAGGATTCTTCGGTGTGCTTGGAAGCCATTCCAGTCACACGAAGCCTTTCCTGCTGATTGTCTCTATCAAGAAGATTTTCACGAGTTGATTTAATGTATGTCAATGCTTGGTTTATTCTTTGTAAATCTACCTTAGTCTCTTGACCAAGAATATGATTACAATGAAGACAAATTAAGCCTTGGACGCCATCGTCGGTGTGGTGAATATGTCGTTGTTTGTTACTAACAAACTTTTCACCACAACACATACAGTGTTCATGTGAGTATAGATATTCAATAAAGCTTTCTGATACTCCGTATCGTCTAGCATTGATATCAATACTCTTACAAGGTTTGCAGATATACTCAAGACCTGTTTTGTTACGTGTGCTCTTGTAGAACATACTAACATCTTTGTCAATATTACATCTGCGACACTTCAACTTCGTACTCCTTGCCTAGCGAGAGTTTCCAGCATTTAGCTGTGTTATTCAATTAGCATTACTGCTAAAGGGGTCATGTCTATTAAACCATGTTCTCTTCAAGGACTGCTAATCCTTCCATCGCCCACTTCTCTGGGATGAAGGCGTCGTTGTCGTTTGCGTAACAAGCGAATGATACTAAAAGTTCGTTCATTGAAATAACTCCGTAAAAAAGTATTAAGTTGTGTTTACATTTACCCCAATAAGTTTTTGGTCTTGCATGGGTATAAGACGCCATCCCAGAGTATTCTGGTTATTTTAGGCCAAGGGCCGCAGGATTTGTCTTCCGAAGTTCCATATATTGTTCGGGAGACATATTGTGAATGTCCACGTTTCCGTGGCCCGACACTCCGCTGCCGGTTGCGGAACCCGCTCCGATTCCACTGACTACGTTTTTGTTGAAAAGGTTCCCATACTGTTGGGGAAGCTCTCGCATACGTTTGACAGCGTCTTCTGGGGTTCTACGAGTGATGATTTGTTCTCCAGTTTTGGCATCAATATCAGTTAGGTCGATTACTGGTGCGAATTCACCAAGGGGCTCACCATTCTCATCTGTTTTTTCGATGATTTTTGTCATCGTTTTTAAGATGGTAGTAACTTGTCCGGGATTAAAAGCATCATTCTTAATGGCGGCATCTTGTAATGCCCTATCAACCATTGAACTCTTGTACTTATTCTCCCAGTTCTCGGCCCGTTGTTTGAGGCTCTGGACTTCCTCAGTGTATTTTGTTTCCAATTGCTTTTTGTCATATTCCAATTGTTGTTCTTTCGAACGGAAAGTTTTCTGCAAGTCTTCTAGCTTTCCTTCCAGTTGGCCCCTTGTTTCTTGGGACAAGCTTTGGTTAGCTAGCGCTTCCTTATAAGCAGTTTCCAACTCTGCCTGTCGGGCCTCATGTTTAGTTGCATTTTTCCGCCTGTCATCTGCAAGAAACTTGTTCACGTCTTCTTGTGAGAACACCTTGGGTTTAGAGACCCCCGTAGAATCACTAGCTGGTCCACTAGCTGGTTCACTAGCTGGTTCACTAGCTGGTTCACTAGCTGGTTCAAGATCATACATGGCGCGGGAAACGATCAACAGTTCAAAAAAATCTGACATAGTAAAAACTCCTAAAACCCCACAATTTGTTACAAGACTAAAGGCGTGGGTCCCAGTATCTTGTTTTAATACCCTTGTAATGCAAGGTCACAGTGGTTAGATCCGACTTAGTTTAGGACCCCCGTCACTCCGTAAGAACGGACGAAGCATCCTCCACGCAGTTGCACTGGGCACACCATTGATTAAATGTTCAATTGGTTGCTGCCCACGATTGTACGTGGTTTTTACACCGGCATAACCTTGGCTAACCACAGCCAAGTTCTCTAGCTCTAAGTCTGGGTCAATCCCATCCAGTAGAGCAAACGCTATTTCATAAGTTGCGTATTCAATTATAGTTGGGACAGATGTATCATCGTCCCGTGGGAATTCAAGCTCTTGAGCCGCTTCCGCCGCTCGTAATGTTGCCTGGGTTGCATCAGCGTCGGCTGCCAAGGCAGTATACACTGTGGCTTTGCAACCCTTGTAGTTTAGCATCTCAACAATAGATGTTGCCTTATACAAGGCATTTGTTCTCTCAGTTGAGGACTCATTAAACCATAAATTCGAGTGCAATCTAGTATTAAAATATGTGTTAGCCGCATTAAGCGATCCATATGTGGTTGGCATTATGCGTCTCCCTTATTATTTTTACCTTTGCCTCTAACAGGCTTTTTGGTTGACTCAGACAACGTAGTATCTGTTGCCTCCTCACGCTCTTCCACACCCTCCTTGGAGTCAATTGATAGATCCTCTACTCCACGAGCACCTGGAGCCGCCTCTGCACCAGCGCCCAAACCCTTGGCTTGTGACTCCGCTATACGCTTGATTCTATCGAGGTGGTCCTTCCTAGCTTGTAGATACTCCCCAGGAGCAAATCCTAGAGCCATCGAACCTACTTTTTCACCACACAAACCAGCCTCCATAGCTGCAATAATTATATCCGGATCACTAGTAGTGTAGGGAGCTTTTTCTATTTCAGTGTATATACCTTGAAGATCTTCTACACCGACTCTACCACTGAGTAGCGTTGAGACAACGATTTTTGCTAACTCTCGTTTAATCTTGTGGCCTGGAACCGTCGTCATTAATTCAGTTAGCTTCTCAGCCTCCTCAATACGTTCAATATCCTTCTTCAAACTGTATCTGGCAGGATATTTTACAGTGGCGGGATTTCTTTTAGAGGCGTCTTTTTGTTCGTATGTCGCCCAGTAACTAGCTATCTTTCGTTCGGCATTCTCCAACACGAGCCCAATGAAGGATAACCCAGCCTCAAGACCCTGGTTATCCATCTCTTTGGATTCGCCACTAATAGCCCGCCCCGTCTTATTGGCCACAGCCAAGTTGACTAATTTGCGGATATCATCTTCAAGTTTCTCTTGAAGTTTTATTGAAGCCTCTAGGGGTTCTGGGGATGGATGAATAAATTGCGGTCTGTCAGTATTAAGGTCATATGCACGACCTTGAGTAGGACCTATCTCTATTTCATTTTGTTTTCCACCCTGTCCACCTGCTGATGCAGTATTATCTGGGTTAGTGCCCAACTTCAAGTGACTACCTACATCCCTAAGATCCTTTTGTTCTGTGTAGAACGGGAAGTTTGACTTCAAGGCATACGAAACATCACTAGAACACAAATTCAATAGTGCTATTTGATGCTTGCAGACATCCTTCAAAAGACTATCCCCAATGTCAAGCATAACAAAAGGTATACGAGTCATCTCTAATTCAATAGGACCTGCACTTGTTGGCTGGTTTGAAATAGGATCTACTGGTATTGAGTCGTTATTATAAAATTGGACATTAACTAATTTTGTAACTGGATTGATATAAATCAGTCGTAGGCGTTCTACATCCGCATTTGGTAAGTGAATCTGGTGCGCCATCCCCAAGTTCTCTGGAGTGACATAGTCAATGATACGGTCTCGTAGTAGGACCGCTTGAAATTCTGATTCTTCCTCATGCCGTGACATTGTCCATGAAAGGATGTCTTCAATTTGGTATGTGTATAGATATGGTTTTGCTAACGGAGAATCAGCTAAAGTTCTACCACCGTCTATGGGATTGTCTACATAGATACCTACGCGGCCCATGGTTAGTAGCTCAGTGAGAGCTTCAAAACCCAAGAATGCATCCATTCCAGAGCCGTGTTTATCAACGCCACCAAGATTGCCTTGAATAGCCTGTTGATATATGCGACTACCTCCTACCCGTGAGACATCCGACATCCGCTGGTAGATGGCGTTACGGATGTCATTAACTGCTGCTTTAGCAAATGTTGGGATGGGGGTAATATTCTTACGAGTATTATAATCAGATGTAGACTCCCTGGCAGTATACTTTTCCAGGTACTTTGTTACAAAGTTGTCGCCACCGTCATAGGTGTCACGCCATAGTTGCCAATCAGTCTGATTGTACAAATACTCTGGGTGCCGAATGTGATAGATGGATGTACTCATTATAAAAATGCCTCAATAGGTTGATTTTGAACTCGGCTGGCAGCAAGCGGCAGTGCTATCTCAGCATAAGTTTGAGCATGAGCAAAGTGGTCTGGTCCAGTTTCAATGTATCTCGCCACTGGGTTTCCAAACTCGTCTTTAATATAAGTTCTCGCCAAGTTCTTTAGGTTCTCTTTGTATTCACTACTTGTGTCTCTTGGTAGAATAATGCGCCCACTGTAATACCGTCCCATGGCGGCATCCATCCAGTTGGTTCTATCTACTGTTGCGATTGGTGTTCCAAGTTCATCTTCTTGCAAGATGATCTCTTTACCAACGGCCCCTCTTCTGTACCGGCATAAAGTAACATACCGTGGGAACCTTCTAGCAAATCGCCGCGCCTCATTGATTTCTGGGTCAGCATCGATTACACAGGATAGTACCTGCCATTCAACCATCAACCTGTCCAACATTTCAAACTCAGCCCCCAGCGTCTTACCTTCCCATAAGAGTTTTCCTTCGGCGGCTACATTAAGGTCACGTCCTGGTTGGTTTATAAACCATTCCATGATTACAACATTGTTCCATTTGCCTTGGTCTACTCCCATGGTAATGAGTCTTGACCCACCTGTAAGTGGTCTAGCATCATTCTTTGAGTATCCTTGCACACAGTGATTAATGATCTCATCATTTAACTGGGCATTCTCACCAACATACGGGAGTCCCAACTTCGAGTTATAAAACTCTGTACAGGCTGCTTCGTCGGAGTCACCTCGGAAGTATGCTTGAACTATTTCACTAGGGTTAACTGTGTACGAGTTAAGTTGATTAACATAGAAACTTCGATGATCTTTATTAGAGTCAGTTCGTTTACTGACCCACTGACCACTTGCCAAAAAATCAGGTTTTGATTCTTGTTCTAGTTTATGTTTACACTCCTTGCACTTCAAAAAGGAGTCTTTACACCTTGGATCATCTACACTTTCTCCGACAATCTCTATACAATCTGGCCAGACAAGTTCTGTTAGCTTACCACAGTGCGGGCATGTAAAGTGCCAGTGTTCCTGGGTCCCTTGCATAAACAGTTTGTGGATACCATACTTAGGAACCGTGGGCGTACTGATTGCCCATACATTTTTCTCAACATGTCCACTTAACCGCTCCAAGGCCAACCAAATTTGTTTCTGGTCCATTTCATCAAGTTCATCCAGAATTAATGTAGCTACCGGAATTGATTTCAGGTTACTATCACCACGGCTACCACGGATGTATAGGTTAACTCCAGCCGCTTGCTTTAACCCCACTGTGTTTGTGTCTGTGAAGATACCTTTTAAGTAATCAGAGTACAATAAGGCTGTCTTAAATCTTGCCTTACTGAAGTCACTGGCATTCACAGTAGTTGGTAAAACATACAGGACATCTTTTTTAAGAATGTCAATTGTATAGAAGGCACGGTTAATCGCCACTTCAGTGACACCCATCTGTGCGGCCTTCATAGCCGTATTGAAGGGGGCTTTGGAATCTGTAATTTCCTTGCACCAAGGATGATACTTAAAAGAGTAAGGGCCTGGAAAATCGCCTCCCATTATGCGTCTATAGTTTGCCCACTTAGAACAAGTCGTAAGCGTATTGCTTCTTAGACCAGCGTATATGGCTCTTCTAAATTCATCCTGTAAGTCACTCATGTCATTTACTTCTCTTTTGGAGGGGGCTCAAGCAGCAATAGAAGTGAAATGATAACTTTTAAGATATCAACCCAGTGGTCCTTGATCCATTCAAGAACACTATCCCAATCTATCTTGCGTCCCTCAAGTTCCATCTGTCCGTAGACATAGTCTTGAACTTCTCCCAAGACTTCTATGTTTTCACTTGAGTCCCGTCGTAACCGATGAGGCCAGCGAAGTGTCTCCATAACCTTATCGTAGTCATCCCGACTAATTGTACCTTCTCGAAGACCCCTGCGAGCCGCAATACGATACAATGGTTTGAATTTAAGCATGGTTCATGTGCCTCTTTATTTCTCTGGCTAGTACTTGACCGGTCCATCTTTTGATCTCTTGACCTTGGTTGGTTTTTAAGATCAACGTAGGAATCTGTGTTACTCCATACTCTTTGACTACTCCCTTTTCTTTATGGAAGTCAATCAATCGTATTCTGTAACCTTCTTCTATTAGTTTATCGATTACGGGCTTCATTGTTATACACCCAGCACAACGCTCAGATGATATAAATAGCCCCCAGTCTGCTTTTGCACTCATTAGTATAGCCTTTTGAACAGGCGTCTTAGTCTCCAACCCGGTCGCTTATCTATATCCTCTGAGTCGATATCCTCTGGACCTGAATCTGGATCTGGAGTCACTGCATCTGCCTTTCGTTGTCGCCAAGTAATTAACCTGGACAGAATCGGTAACAGGGCTTTAGCTTTTGACCCCCAGTCAATAGGTTTTTTCAATAATAGTTTCCAGGCTAACCCAATCAACCACCCGGCTATTAATTTTATGAGTATCCACATATTGCACCTTAGTAAAGGAAGTAATTCTGTTTTGGGTAGCCTGCGTATGAACTCATAGCAACTGAGTCGCCTTGCGCACACATGCGGTCTATTACTGCCGCGTCAGCCCAGAATGAACCATCTGGTTGCCCATGGCGTTTCGGACCATCTACGAAGTCCCCCCATGAATTGATAATTAGTCCCCCAGGGCGACTGTGTTTGTCATCAATACCGGCCAACAGCATACAGTGCATCCACTTGCCACCAGCGGGGAGGAAGCCATCTTTGTCTCTTCCAGTGCGTGTACGGAACCCTTGGCTCGAACACAGTGCTACTGGGTGACCATTATAAACGCAGTCCCGCGCCTCTTCCCAGGTCTTAACTATTGCGACGTTCCCTACAGGGTGTAGCTTACATAAAGGTTCCAAAGCGTCCGGGACACCTGCGCGTCCCAGTTCGGTAGCCGTCTCACCAGTATAGTAACTATAGTCAAACTGACCAAGGTACTTTTTACGTAGTAGGATTCCCCAGTTTTTAATGAAGTCAGCGGCCAGGACACCAATGGAGCCATCACCCCAGAAGTCATACCCGTATTTACTGCCACTCTCTACTCGACTACCACCATAAATGATCTCGGTTGCGGCTTCTCCCCGCCATCGTTGCGGAGAGTTTCGCATTACAATCTGAATACAGGTGAGGATGTCAACGCCACGTCCAAAACCCATGCTGACGCAGTCACCAATCTGCTGGGAGTATGGTCGCAGTGGATGTCCCAATACTGCTTCCATATACTTATACAGCAAGGCCACTTTGCCAGCCCCAGTATCTTTGATATCAGCGTTGATCTCGTTGAGGAAAGGATACTCTTGATCCTTTACCCAGGATGCTCTAGCTCTAGGCAAGTTTAACCACCCAGCTTTAATGAGATTGCCACGGTAGGCTTCTTGTGCAAACTTCCTGGATAATTGACTGATAGCGTAACTCGGGGTGGGAGTCCCACCTAATAGTAAGCCACTTGCTCCAGCCAATCCCATTCTTAAAAAATTTCTTCGTTCCATGAGTATTCCTCGCCTTCCTCTGAGATCACTATTTTACCTGTTTCAGACCAGACGCAATTTCTTTCCAAATTTTTACGTGATCCTCCACTGTCACCAACGTACCCTTTAGTCGTTCTTTTTGTAAGTAGGACTCAAGATTCTTTAGAAAGCCTGTCCAAGCCGGTAGGGATGCCCCCAACGCAGAGTGGGTGGCATCTCGTGTTGCATCAGCTACGTCATCGGCTGTAATGGCGGCACCAGCTTCAATTTGAACTGCTACTGCATCAAAGGCGGCGGCTAGGCTCTGAGCCTCCATAACCTTGCCTGGGGAAACAACTGCGTTTGCCCAACCAATAACTTCACCAGGAAGGCCGGGGACTACTGGTTGCGGGGGTGTGGGTGGTTGAGGGTCATCAGGATTAATAGGTTTAGTACCTTGAGCAACTACCTTAATTTTAATAATTTTTTGCTCAACTTCATCATCTTTGGCACTAGAGACTACGCATAAATAATCACCAAGAGTCCCTGAAGAGAAGACTAGTTCCCTACCAGATTTATACTCTTTGTAATCAATACCATCTGGGAGGCATTTCCAAACAAAGGACACTCCCTTTGATTTATCAACTGATAGTCTACCTAGTTCACCGATCTCAACTTGAATCATGTCATCAATAATGATGAGTGACTGATTCTCAGGGGGGGCTGGTTCACTTGTTTTGTAATAATCATATCCGATCACTAGGGCACCCGCCAAGATACCCATGAACAAGATGTTGATTACTGGTTTCATTTTCTCTAACATGTTAATTCCTCTCCAGTAAGTTAATATCTGGTTAAATTACTTTGAGATCCACAGTTAATAAGCACTCAGGCCAGAAGTCTGCTAAATCACAAAGTTTGACCTTACTCAAATCTGTGTCAGTTACATTTCGTAACTCTTGTTTTAAGGCCTCAATATTTGTT